CTTGTACCCGCCACCAGTGGTGTTGGACGCCAAGCAAATGACTCCGTAAGCGACGTAGTCAAGGTCAACGTTGGTAAAGCGACCGTAGCCAGTGCCTTTAGTCGTAAGGCTGACACCGGTTCCAGAAGCCGTAGCGTTAGCTGATATTTCAATCTGATTGCCAGGACCGACTGTAGTAATGATCGCTCCAGCAGGGATGCCAGTACCAGAGATGTAAGCCCCGTAGTAAAGGCCAGTGGTGCTAGACAAATCGGTTATCGTCGCTGACCCAGAAATCGTAGTACCGGTAACGACTACCGCAGGGCTGTCCTTTAGGGAGACGCCAGCGTAGCGGCCAAAGACAGAGAAGTTGTTGACAAGGAGGCTGTCCGACCGTGAGACCTCCAAAGCAATACCGTTGTCAAGAACCCAATCGTCAATGGTTTGGGGGAACTGAAGATTGGGGAAGGTGTCCCACATCACTTGGTTCTGGACGTTAGAGATCGTCACCCAATCAAGAGCTTTGTCGACGGTAATACCTCTGTAGAAAGCACCAATGATACAGTTCTCAACGCCTGTGCGACCACACTGAATGTCAATGGCGTGGTAGGCGTTAACAAAGGTACACGTACGGACGTACCCTTGCTCTATTTGGGTAATCGTTGCAGGGAAAACAGTCGGAGTAGACGCCGTAGGACTAACTTGGGTCGGGTAGTAGAACAGTAAATCTTCTACGTGACCAGAAGAAGTAATGAGAGTAGCTGAGTCACTGTTAGCGTAGATAGACGGAGCAGTGGTCGTAGTAGCCAAGGAAACAATGTCGTCAAAGGGACCTGTTACCGTCCCACACAAAGCTTTGTAAGGAGGAAGGGTAATCGGATCGATCAAGAAGCGTCCCGGAGGGACGTAGATAGTTCCTTGGGTAATAGAAGCGATAGCAGCAACAAAAGCAGCTGTGTCGTTGGTGACTGCGTCACCTTTGGCTCCAAACCACTTTACGTTGACAGAGCCAGTGTCGTTGGCTCGTCTCCAAGCAGCAGATCCATCCCCTCCCGTGGGAAGGATGATGGTGCCACCGTTGTCAACGTAGGTGCCAGCAGAAGCTCCAGTGACTCCGTAGAAGATACCTTCGCCACCGTCGCCTTTGGTGTAGTAGCCATTAAGGTTGACTGCTTTACCGTTGACCGGAGCAGCAGCTCTTAGCTGTGCAACGGAGTCGTAGGCAAGATTGGCAATCTCGTTCTGGATCGTCGTGGTAATAGCGTCTGTCAGCTGGATAAGAATGTCAGCGACAGTCGTTCCCGTCGTATCCACCAAAGAAGCGTCATACAAGCGCAAAGGCTCGGTGTCGCTGGTGGGCATGGGGAGGTTATAGATCTTGTTAGAGTTCATATCCAACGGGGTGGTCATCTGGTTAGGAGACTCACCGTCCCTGGACAGTAGAGCGTCTACAGCCTCTTCGATAGCGTCCATGTTGGCGTTGAACACTGAAGACGCCGAAGTTTCGTTCTGAAAAGAGTCGATGTGCTGAAGAGTGACTTTTGACAACTTTAAAATGAACCCGAAGAGGAAAAGAAAAAGGTAGGAAGGGCTTTGTGGGCCCTTCCCGTTGTTAGTCCGTTACGCAACCGCACGGACGTAGTAGATACGGACACGAACCGCACCAGCGGTATACGTGCCAGCACACTTGGCCGTAATGGCCTTGTTAGCCGTCAGCGTGGTGCCGATAAGCGTACCAGCACCCGTCGCACCAAGCGTCAGCACCGTGGTCTCACCAGCAGCGTCGTGCGTGGCAAGCAGAGCCGCGTTGACAAGGCCACCGTCAGCAGCGTTGGACGTATAGTCCGTGTCGATGGTGCCGATGGACAGCGAGGTGCCACCCGTAGCGCCAGTCGTCGTAATGACTTCGACCTTTTCGATACGAGCGTTCTTCGGGATCACAAGATTGTAGTCCTGGACCACAGCCGTCGTGGTCAGCGCCGTCATCGGATCAATGACCAGTTCGGTCATCTGCTGGGGACCAGTCATGAGGTATTCACCCGCACGACCAGCAGTGGCCTCTTCCGTCGAGAACTTGACGTAAAGACCGTCAGAATTATACCAACCCATAAGTGTAAACTCCTTATATAAAAATTAGACCTGAGAGGCGTCGGAGAGGACGGTGACGATGTTCTCCGGACGGAACAGCTTGAAGCCGTAACGGCAAGTCGTCACATACTCTTCACGCTGGAGGTCCTTGTTGTACTCGGAGTCAACCTTCGGGGACTGACGGACGTTACCGACGAACGGCAGGACATCCGAAGAGGCCGAGAAGAAGTAGTTGGCCACACCGTTGGTCGTAACCGTACGAGCGTTGATCGTCTCGGTCTTGCCGTTCGGCAGGTTCTGGGAGACGTAGCAGTCAAAGCCGTAGATGTTGGCGATGAACTTCATACCCGTCGACATACCGTCACGGACGATACCTTCCCAACGCGGGTTGTTCTGGACCGAGACAAGGTTCGTCAGGGTCGAGAGCTGGTACTCAGCCGAAGGGTCAAGGATCGCCACAAGGTTCGTCATGGGGACGTTGGCCTTCTGGAGGGAGAACTTGGCCTTGGCAAAGTCCTGCGGGACAAGGACGTTGTTGGTGCCAGCAGCAACCCAGCGGTGGGGAGCACCGTTGATGTTGTTGAGGCTCGACGCCGTCTGGCCAGCAAAGCCGAGGTTAAGGATGTCAACTTCCATCGCCTTGGCAATGGCGCGGTGCTGCTTCGGAACAAACGAAGACACCAGACGCGACATGTAGAAGCTGTCCTGCTTCATCTTGTTGGTGATGAAGGTGGCCGAGCTCTTGTACTTGTTGATGGAGAAGGTGAAGTTACCGGTATCCATCGCCGTGTAGCGGACTGCCTGACCTTCATCGTAGTCGATGACCTCAGCCTGACCGATAGACGGGATGTTGATGGTGTCGCCATCCGGGAAGTCCGTGATCATGTCGACGTACTTGGTGGCGAAGAGTTCGTCCAAAAGGACTTCTTTGATCTGCGACGACCAAAGGTTAGAACGAATCAGATGTTCGTTATTCGAAGCGGTAAAACCGGACAATTTAGATTACTCCTTAGAGATCAAAAAAAGACTCTCCAAGGCTGAGGGCTTCCTGGTGCATACGGTTCTGGGTGGCGGGCGACCAATACTCGGTCGGGTTGCGCTTACGCAGATCTTCGTACCACGACTGCTTCCGGTTGCCCGTAGGGGTAAACCCCTGTTTATTCGAGCTAGGAAGGCCGTGGGTAGCCGGAGGGGAGAAGAGAGCTGGGGTAGTACCTTTAGGGGCACCATCCACCTCTACGAGCTTTAGAAACGCTTTAGGCGTCTCTTTGGCCATGGTGTTGAGGTACTCTTCGCTCACCCCGAGTTCGGAGGCTTTAGCCTTGAGGTGGGTGACGTAATCGGAGCCAAAGGAAGCCACGAGGGCTTTCTGAACGGTCTCCAAGTTTGCAGTGTGAACACGAGCCTTTTCAGAGGCAGAGAGACGCTCCTCGACAAGTCGAGCAATGTCTTCCTCGGTAAAGGCCTTAGATGCACCGTTCTGCCCGTCACCTCCACCCTGGCTTTGGTTATGGCCGGTGTTGGTCGATTCGGGGACCCGTTCACGGGAGCTTACTTTGTCCATCAGCTCCTCAAGGGTCTGTCGTGTGCTCAGTTCCTGCCGGATGCCAGCGTTTTCATTCTTCAACTGTTCAATGAAACGGTCGGCTTCCAGTTTTGCTTTGGCAAGTTCTTCAACGGTCTTGAACTTCTTGCCGTCCCCAACAAGGGCTTCCACAAGGTTGTCGATGTTGGGGGTAGTCGTAGTGTCGCCGGGGGTCGGGGCGGTAAAGAGGTCGGTCAACCTTTATCCTTTAATAAAAGACAGTAGCTGTTTAAGCTCTTTGATCTGAGCCTTTCGTCCATTCCTAAAGGCTTGTTTGAAAGCCCAGTCGGTGTTGGAGAAATCGTCTACCGTGGTTTCTTGTTTCAAGATCTGCTCTTCTTCTTCTACCAATAGGTCATGGAGACGGGAGAGAGCGGTTATAGAAGCTCGAACAGACTGTTCGAACTTATCCTTTGAGTCCTTATCCTTGAGGTGTCGGACCCATGGAAGGGGCAGCGCCAGTGGGTTCTCCTTGTGGCATGTCGTAGTCGTCGGCAGAGATACCTGCCGGGGTCTGAGCCTCCATCATCACTTGCTGCTGGTGAGCTTGGGCAAGTCTCTGGGCGTCAGCTTGCTCAGAGAGACGGATGTAAGGCTGAACAATCTCATAGTCCTGAACCTCAAGAAGATCTTCGAACAACTCTGCCAGCTTAATGCTCGAGAAGTGGGCCTTAACATCCGGGTCCGCTCCAAGAGCACTGGCAAAGAAGTTATTGAGGTTCTGGACCGTCTCCGCTTTCTCAGCGAAGTGTCGGGCCGCTATGGGGCGGATCCGACCGTTTCCAGTGATGTCGTCAGGGGTAAGGGTGCGGAAGGTCTCGATCTTCATCTGGTCGTCAAAGACACGGATGGTGGTCGAGGTCATGTTCCGTCTGGCCATCTCCAACATGGCGTTCAGAAGACGCTCCAAGAGCTGCTCTTCGAACTGGGAGATCTTGTTGGAGAAGATACGGGAAGCTGCGTTCTCCAGCCTCTGGACTTCGTAGGCCGTCTTCTCGCCAGGGGAGCGGAAGCCCATAGCTTCCTTTGGAGATCCCGCCATCTCTTCCATACGACTTTGGAGAACGTCGATTTCAGTGTTGGCTTGAAGGACCTGGAACGGAGGGGCAATGGGTTCAACGTCACCGTCGTCGCCAATGTAGATCCGTTCAAACGGACCCCACTGGAAGTCTTCGACGTAACCTTTGACCTTTAGAGGGGGAAAGGTGAGAAGATCGAATACGTCAGCTTTGAGGTTCTCTACGTGGTCGATGCGGTACTGCATACCCACCAAGTTGTCGAGAGGACCCATAGCCCAGATGTTATCTTGCCTTACCCGCCATCCAACGTGATAAATGGGAGGATGTCCGAAGTACGAAGGATTAGGGGCTTTGTGAATAAGCTTATGGCGGTCAGCAACCACACAAACGTGATTGCGAAGAAAAGTATCGGACTCTTCGTCATAGATGTCGCCGTAGAAGGTAAGGAGCTCAACGTAGTCCGAAAGGAGGTAGTTGCGGTAGGAGGTGAATCCGTCGACCCGGTAGATGTCGTTCTTGGACTTCTCGGTGTTGGTGGAGAAGTTAGAAGCGTGGGTCCGGATGTTCTTCATGTACTCCCAGAGCTCGGTGTACTCCTCCACCTTGCCGGTGTCGTTGGAGAGACGCTCTAGAAGTTCTTTGACCTCACCCTTTGAGACAAGGGTGCGGATGATCTTTGGGCTGGAGATAAAGCTCGGGGCCGTGGGATCAAAGACAATGTCGAGAGGGGAGATACGCTTGAGACCTGGACCGACGTAACCGACTTTGGTTTTGTCTTGGAGCTCTTGGGTCTCATCCCGCCACTCTGGCATGACAAAGCAATTGCCGTAGTCAATGTAGTCAAGGACGAGTTTAGCAATCTCTTGCTTGAAGCTGTCTTGGTCGATGACATACTTCATGTAGTCCGTGATGGCTTCTTTCTTTTGCCTTTTGGCGTCAGCGTTCGTGTCAGCTTGCCAAACAAGCCACTTACGCTTGGGAAAGAGAGAAGCCATATAATTAGAGAAAAGGTTATCCCTAATTTGACAAAGCTTAGGTATGGTTGTGGTATTCTTCCAAGGAAGAGTAGCGTTAGTGGTAGTGCGTGTATCCGTAGCGTAGACATAGCGACGGAGCTCCTCCCACTGCTTTACCTTCTCTTGGCGGAAGATCTCCCACTGCATGTAACGCTGGGAGATTCGGGTAGCCAACTGGTCTTCCGTAACCGCAGCGTCAATATCAAATGTACGTCCGACCAATTTTAGGCTACGCCTCCGAATCTAGCGTGTGTGTTAAAATCAATA